GCATTAAAAAGAGTTGTATTAAAATAATCAGTAGAACTAACTGAGGAACCATCTAAAGAATAATAAGTGTTATTAGTAATTAAACCTGCCTTCATTATAGACAAAGTTAAACTATCAGAATTTGTAAAAAGTAAAGGGTGGTTGTCGTTAGTAGAATCGGATTGATCTAATCTGATTGTAGCACCAGCTACCCAAGGTAGGGTATAACTTGTAGGTTGTGCACCATTAATAAAATAAACGTTTCCAGGATTACCTACTCTAAATTGAGTTCCTGTTCCGACTGTAACTGTGAAAGTTGTGTCAGCCATAGGGTTTAACTCCCTATGATGTTAATCTGATAATTGCAGATGTTGAGTTATTAGTTGGAAACTCAATAGAAAAAGTTCCATTAGAAACTGTTTTTGCTCCACCAAAATCAACAGCACATATTGCTTTGCTAGAAACACTAGAGTTATAAATTAAACAACCATCTGTTGTAAAAGTTGCTGAAGTCCAAGCATTAGAAGCTCCCACTGATAAATCGGTAAATGAAGTAAATGATGTTACTGTAGTCGTACCAACACCAGATAGAACTAAAGTTCTTCCACCAGCTGTGTAACCAGTAGCGGTTGCGCCACCGTTAGTAGTTTTATCACTAACCTCGTTTGTGTTAGTAGGAACGGCGTTAGCATCTGCAGGAGCGGCATAAGCAGTAGTAGTAGATCCTAAAGTTGCATTAACAAATAATGCTAATTTAAATGTATTTCCACCCGCTGCGAAATCATGTTCGCCTCCAAGTAATTCTGCTTTGAAACTATTTGTTAGTGCCGATGTTATTGCCATAATTTTTTATCTCCTAGTTTAAGGTGAAGGTGATTTAACTTGTATCCTAACGGTTCCGTCAGTGTAGTCGTCTCGTCTTCTTCTCCCCAGTTGCATACCTGCGAACTGTTGTATGCTTGTTTTATATTTATTTTCATACAATGTCAACATATCCATTGGGCCTTTTAAAAAACCATATGCTTCTACAAGACATGCATATAATAAGCCTTGTGGGAAGTAATTACTTATATATGTTGTTGTATTAGCAGCCGATAAAGCTGTTGGCATTTTATTATAATATATTCTGTAATAATACTGCTGATCAGGCGTAGGTGCAACATAAATCCCTCCTGAAGTTGAATCAGTTAATCCAACTGCTCCACCAAACATAGCGTAATATTTAGGCATTCCTGTAACATCTTGACCAATTAAATCCCCTTCGGGGCCAGTTAATCTATCAGTATATTCAGATAAATAAGTTTGGTCTTTTTTCTCTAGCCATATACCAGTACCTTCAGTATTAACCGTTGAATCAAATACCTCTACTCCTCTTATAAACTGTGCTCCTGCCGGAGAATTTATTGTATTTTTATCATTAACAAATTGTTGTTCTTGTACAAATCTATCTGAGTCCATCGGACAATCAACATTAATTCTATGTTCCGCAGCCATAATAAAATCATCTATAATAGCTTGAGTTAATACATTAGAATCTACTTCTGTATAATTTCTAACACCAGTTGTTAATGTAGCATATGTATAATGTGTTGCCATAATTTAAGCCTTATCATTAACGGGCCCAATTGTACACTGAAAACCGCCCCCTGTTATACTACTTGTTGCAGCATTAGCTAAGGTAACATTTATACCATCAAAACGTGTTAAATATGTGGGCTGTCCTGTATTTAAAACCTGTGTTTCATTTAAAGAATCTACTTTATACGAACCATAAATTTTAGCTCCAATAGGGTGACTTTCGGCCACTGTATTTCTAAAAGTTTGTTCTCTATAAGGTGAACTTGTTCCCCTAATACATCCAGTTAAATTATTTCCTGTTCTTCCAGTATAACTAATTGTTTCATCTTCAAATAAACCAGATACTGAATTTACTTTCTCAATAACAATATAACCTGAAGTTGGAAAATGTGATCCAGTTTGCAAAATAATTGTTGTATCTGTAGCTGTAACCGCTGTATTTAAAGTTGTTGATAATTCTAATGTAGCGATTGGGACCCCACCTATTGGGACCGTAAGGTTTCTAAACCTCACTTGATCATCAACTTTTAATGCACCATTGGGAAAATCTATTTTTAATACTGTATCTGATGTTGTTGTAAAAGGGTTTATTGGTAAAAAATCCTCTGTTGGAAATTCTGTTCTTGCAGGTCTTGCTCTTAATAAAGCCTGTGGATCTGCGTTAGTTGGTTTTGGTTGTAGTTGAGGTTGTTTAGGTTCGTACTCTGAAGTATGAACTAAAGCACCATTCCATTCTCTAACCATTTCATCATAAGGAAAAGCTAATCCAGATCTATCTGATATCGCTAAAGCGTGTTTACCTTGTGCAAAACTAGACATTAACTACCTAATCCCGGATAGTATATTCTAGGTGAAATATAAGTAGAGTTAGAAGAACCATCTTCAGATTCTGCTCTAGCTAATTCATCTTCATATAATAATTTTAATCCCTGTTCTCTTTGTGGTGCATATTTAGTTGATAAGTAAAAAGCTAAACCAGCAATCATACAAGGTATAAATCTATATGGGACATCACTTGCATTTGTATAAGCCCCTACATCATCAATTCTTTTTGTGTAATAAAAATTAACAAAGTTTCCTGCTTGAGAACTTCCCGGTGTTAAATATAAAGTCATAGTAACTTTATCTATAAATCTTTGAACCCAATACTGGGTGCATAAACCTAAATCTGCTTTATTTGAAAATGCTTGATACTGTGATCTACTAATTCTTGTCATTGGTGTATCCACATTTGTTGAAGCCACTCGATAGTTTGCTTCTTGAATATCATCCATTCCTCTTGGAGTCTGTGCAACAGGATCACTTGTAGAATGAGTTGCCGCTGTACTACCATTAACTCCTCTAACACATCCGGTTAAATTTAAACTTGTAATTCCTGTGTAAGTAATTTGTTCAGCACCAATTAATACTGTACCAAATGTTGGAAAACCAGTCACCGAGGTACAGGGAACTGTGTTTTGACCAATAGTCATACCTGCTGTTAAAGTTGTAGACATGCCATCTGAAGTACCGTCAGTAGGGGCTCTATAAAAATTATATACTGCTTGACCGCTAACTAAAGTAACATTTTGATTTATAACTTCCCAAAAATGTAATCCTCTATTACCCCATTCAGAAAATAGAATATTTAAAGATCTTTTAGCTGTTTTTAGTTGATATCCCGAAACACCCTGCATACCAATACGTTCGTATGCATCTTCAATAATTTCATCAATGCCTAGATTCTTATCAAAAGTATAAGAACCTGAAGTAGTATTAGCCATTTAAAATCCTTATCCGTCGTAGAATATTGATACATTATCTGCTAGATCAGTTGTCCCTAAATTTATAAATGCACCCGCAGAAAATAAAATACCGTCATCTGGTATATATGGGTCTACTGGAGATTGATCTGAATATACTCCAATTTCTAATAATTTAGTTCCACTTGAAGAAGTGTTTTTAAAATCAATTATTCCTTCAGTTCCTGAAGGTACAATATGCATTCCTCTTACTCTAGTTCTTCCTGGAGTAACTACACCTGTTCCAGTTGTAGTTGCAGTAATTCCACAAGACACATCTGTACAAGTTCCTGAGTGAGTTATACTTGTTACTGAAACAAAAACTTGAGTCGTTGTAACCGTTGCACTTCCCGCAGGTCCTGTAATTGTTGTTTGACTTACTTCACTACCATCAATTCCCATTCCAGTTACATCAAAAGTAATTCCTGCATTTGTTGTAGATGTTGTAGAAATAATAGTTACAGTCGTACCTAGATTTCCTGGTACGAGAACACCAGCAATGCCAGTGTCTGTTAAAGTCATACTTCCTGCACCACTATTAGTTTGATTAGCACAAATAGCTGCTGTGCTAGCTGCATTAGCAGCGAATGTTTTACTTTTTACACCTGATACATTACTCATAATTTTTCTCCTTAAATTTTGTAGGAGCCCCGAAGGGCTCCTTTAATTATTATACTGTTGCTGACCAAGGTTTAACAGGTGCACCATTAGAATTAGTAGTACACTGAATATCCCATTGTGTTGCAGAAATAGCTGTAGCTGTAATTATAGCTCCTTCTAACCCACCTGTAGTAGTTCCATTAAGAGTTAATGTATCCGCTCCAGCAGTAGTTAATGCTGAATGTACAAAACCTACATGAGTTGCTGCTAAATCATCACCAGTAATTGAAAAACCTGTAAAGGTAGTCGCTGCATCTGCTACTTTAAGTATAAAACTTCCTGTAACAGTAACCCCAATTATAATTTTAAAACTAATACCAATATTATTGGTATTGTCATAATCAGTATCACCCGCAACATTGCTGTTAGCTCCAGATAAAATTGCCGGTAAAACTACAGTAGCTGCGTCTGCATCTGTTCTTAAAAGTAATCTTCCAGCAATATCTGATGCAAGTATTTCAGTTGCGACTGCAGGTATTGTTAATTTATTTACAATTGTATTTGTTCCATCAGCTAATGCTGTGGAATTTGTCATATTTGGTCCGGTATTTATAAAGCCATTTTTTGAAATGACTGGTCCCGAAAAGGTTGTTCTTGCCATGAGTGTATTCTCCTAGTTATTTGAATACCGTCTCTAGGCCGTCGACCATACTGCGTCGATACTCAAAATTAATTTATGTATAGTGAATTTTTTATATACTATTTTAGCTGTAGGTGCAATAGATCTTAATTAGTGACGTTAACTGCCTGTAAATACCTGCAACAAATTAAGATTTTACCTTTGCTTGGTGCTGTCCCATTAACATCAAATGCTACAAATATA